GGAAAAACCATACTAATTAGCAAACAATGTCTGCCGTTCAATATAATTTTCGATTTAAAAGAACTGAGATCCGGGTTTTAAACCAAATTCTCAGCGCGTCTGGAATTGCGCATGATAGAATCTTTCATCTTTTAGATGATTCTATTGCGACTTTACCGAAAGGTATTTGTTGTGATACGAATCTTAAAAAGCTTAAGATAACTATCATGAAGTCCCTTTCTAACTTACTCTTGGAGTTAGATCGTAATGCTCAAGCAAGAGAGGTGGAGAATGAGCAAAAGCTCTTCAAAACACCTGAGTCAGACTGTTATCGATCTATTCTTATGGTCGAACGCATACGTCTTCTCTATAGTTCTGTAAATTTTCCTTTTCCTGAACTGGCTAATACCAGCTTGGATAATAAGGATACGAAAAAGTATATTAAACTCCTATTGGAGTGGTGTATACTCTATCATATTGGAACTGCAGAGAAGCTTGCGAAATTTCAGTCGGTGTCTATGTTCAATAAGGTTATGAACGTAGAGCCTTTGGAGTCTATTGAGCTGCCATTTAATTGGTGTCTTGGTAGTTTGACCCCCTATGGGAAGATGCACCACAAGGTGCAGAAGCTCATGGTACGGTCCTCTATTGGCGAGAAACTCCGTTTAGCACAATGCTTTCTTTACTTCAAGAAGGGTTGTCCTCCAGCCTCGTCGGCTTTTATTGAGGAAACTATGAAGAAGCATAAAAGTGCACTGACAAAGTCAGCCCCTCCTATAGATACACTCTCCATCAAGTTGGAGGATTTATCTATCTTGGTTGTCCCGCGATCGTCCATTAAACAACGAGTCGAAAAGGTGGTGTATGAAGTTTTCAAGAACTACAAGGCACCGGAAACCTTCTGGGAACCAAGTCGTAACGCGTCTTACCAAAAGTCGCGTGAACGAGGAGGACAAATGAGTGAGGTGGAATTCCACGCTCAAGGTTGGTCTTATCAGATAACCGCGAAGGGAGTTCGATACCTTCCGAATGAAGGTTCTGATAATTGGGAATTTTTTGATACTGGATACAGTTTTATTAAAGTTCCAATTGTTGCGAATCCGATTTTGAAAGGTGTTGGGCAAAGCATCTATGCTAAACCCGTCGCTTTAACCGAACCCTTGAAAGTTCGAGTTATAACTTGCGAGGATGCTTGGTCTACTTATTCATTGACCGGCGCTCAAAAGGGGTTATGGAGTTGTCTACATCAGCATCACTGGTTTGCCTTAACTGGCCGGCCCGTGTGTGCCTCAGATGTACCTGTCGATCCGGAACGAGACTGGATCAGTGTCGACTATTCTGCTGCTACAGACAATCTTAGTAGCGAATTTTCTCGATTAGTCATCAGAGAGATCTGTGACTTGACAGGTTTACCTTTTCAACTATGTTTCGATTCCTTGTGTAATCATTTAATTGTATACCGGGAACAAGTTGGTAGAAAGATATTTGAAGAAGAGTGTCAGCAGACTAACGGACAATTGATGGGATCTATTTTATCCTTCATTGTACTCTGTATTTGTAATGCAGTTGTAGTTAGTCTATCCGTTAATCCTGGAAGTTTTGATCCCAATGCGAACTTTCTGATTAATGGAGATGACGGGTTATTTTTGGGTGGTGATACCGAATATAACATATGGAAACACCTTAGTTCACATTGTGGACTATCACCGTCAATTGGGAAGGTCTATCGGTCTCGAGAGTTTTGTGTGATTAATTCAACATGCTTTGTTACGATAGACGGCCTAGTTAGAGAGTGTGCATACCCTAACGCTTCTGGGATGATGCAGTTCGATGCTCGAACCTATACAAAACCTAAGGGACCTTTAGATTTGAAGGATTCCCTTTCTCTTTGGTTATCAGGTTTTGATAATATAGCACACAAATCACAAGCAGAGTCGCTTTGGTATTCTACTTTCGATCCAATCTTAAAAACAAGTTGGGTTACAGGTCTTAACGTTGATTGGTACCTACCACAAAGTCTTGGTGGTTTAGGTTTACCTATTCGAGATTCCGTTAAGGATCGTGTTGTTTGTAGAGAGGCTTTTGCTCGAGCTAGGTGGTGCTTAGATAATATGACGTGTCCCTGGAGGAGAAGGCGTAAACTTTATGATCGCTGGGATCAATACGTCTATACTGATTATTACGAAGATCTTCTTAATCCTGAAGAAGCTGATAGTACGACTTTTGATGAACCTGAGATTTTTAATCCATTTGTAGAAAATACAACATGGCTCAAGTGTTTTTCCAGTCGGGAAGTCAGCAAAGAGGTTTATGATGAGCTTCGCCACCTTGGTTGGTCTAAGCACGTGGAGGTGGAAGTGAACCTAATAACTGAGGATTATGTGACTAACTATTTGAGTATGTTAGTTCCTCACCTTGGTGATGGTGGTTCGGCTGTTTCTTTAGCCCTCTTAAATGGAGTCGATCCTTGTTTAGCTTCAAGGTGTCTAGAATCAACTTACATAGATTTTGCAAGTGATTTAGCTCATTTAAGGAAGTGCAAAGAGTTACAGCACCACTGGGATAACTATCGAGAGGTCCATGCTCGAAGTTTCCAATTTTTGACCTTCGTGTCTGGTAGTCGAAAACTACATTCATGGAAGCCGAAGATTCCGCAGTGTGATTTTTTAAATCAACACTACCATAAATGGTTGGAAAGCATTCAGTTTCAAAGAACTTAGACGCGCCATAGGAGAGAGTTGAGTAGAGATTTAATATCCCTTTCATAGTAATATGATTAAGGGT